AGGGTTGGTGGCCGTGGTGATATCCTCTATACGCACCCCACTAGCTGAGTAGCGATAGCCGGAAATGTATTTCTGTATGGCATCCGTAAACAGATCAGCCGATAGTTGCCATGGCATGTTCTTGTTAACGGCAAAACCAAATTTCTTTGCCGCCTGTACATAAAAGGTGTAATTAGGGTCCTTAATCCAGTTGGTGTACTTATTCTCATCAGCGCCGCAGTCCGCACCACTGATGGAAAGTGTAAGTCCTCCCATAAAAGGATTAACTTGATTGGTTAAGAACAAGTTTGTCTTCGTTAGCGCAGACATTTTGGCAATTTGTTTTAAGTAGGCAATAAAATTGGGCTTAAAGTCGCTATAGTTTTTAATTAATTTGCGAGGATTGGGGCGGAAGGCGCGAATATAGGCCTGGATGATCCCCGACTTATAGTTATTCCACAACTGTGTCGGAGAGGACCATCCCATCACCGCCTCCGGGCTAATGATCTCCGAATTACCCTTGGGATCCAAACAGTTAGTAATAGAAGCTTTCTTCATGTGTGCGACAAAATCCCTAAATGCGTCGTTGACGAATCCTAAACAATAAACATTAGGGTTCGCAGCATTTTGCACAGGTGTTACAGCCCCCTCCTTAGGTACAATCGTATATTGAAGCCTATCTACTCTTCCAAATAGATTCTTACTATACCACGTATCCATGGGCTGAGTCAAGGAAGAAGGATAAACATTTCTTTCGTAAATGGTGCGCTGATAGAATTTGGCCCTGGGGCTCAACGCATTACTCCCCACCGGGTGGGTTATGTCATACACCGTGAGGTCGGCGAGGAATGCTTTGTTTCTTTGGCGCGCCATGTTTTTGTTCCTCTCTCCTATAGGATTGTCGGGGGCGTTCCTTCGCCCGTATAAATATAGTCATTGCCCGAGACCGTTCTAAACTCGTTGCCCGCGGTGCCGGAGCTAAATTTAATCCCCTCTTGAAGAGCGGAGACCTGCACATCAAAGCCGGCGTCAGAAATAGAACTCGCCACCGAAGTAATTAGGTAATAGCCGCCAAAACCCAGACGCTGTGCGAGATTTGTTGTAGCACTGCGATTGAAGCCTGCGCCCGACCCAATAGTGATCGGTTCTACATAAAGATATTGACCGTTCTTATGGAGGGTATTCCCCACCATGTCGATCTCGACCGTATAAAGTTCACGTAGCTGTTCGGCGCCTAGGGCGCCCACCCTGGCGATGCGCGCTTCGCGCAAATAAGGTTGGTCAACCCGGTTGAAGGAAATCTTTTTGGCTAGCCCACATCGGGCGCCCATAGCATAGTGATAGATTCCCTGCTCATGATCTTCTCCGCGTTTGCCCTCAGCGGCCGGCTTAGAATCAACAGAGTAGAGTACAAGTGCGGGGGAGGTGGCATGGCCACCGGCTGAGGAGGCAGCAACCTTTCGACCTTCATCAATATTCCTCTTAAACGAGTCGCGGTAGATCTGACCCACATCTTCGCCTAGGCGGCGTGTGCCTTTCTGCGTAAAAATAGAGGTATCAAACTTAACTTGGGTCGGGAGGCTCTTGTTAAAGCATATATTACCAAACGCCTTTCCGATGATACCTGAGCACATGTCCTTCATAAACTTAAGAAGTGGGTATATTTCTCTCTGTGGTCTCACCACATTGTTGACGAACCATTCTTGAAAATATTTTATAGAGATGGGGATGTGCGCTATATTGGTTCGCAGCATGACCTCATTACCAGTGGCCTCCCTCAGGAGATTTCCAAAACGCATAGGATCCAAATTTTCTAATTCTTCCCAAATGAGTTCACCTGGCATGTTCGGACAACTAAGTTGAATTTCTCGCACCTGATGTGCGCGGAGGGGGTCGAGGAGTTCCGTCTCTGCCATATAAAAGTTAAAACTATTATCACTCACGTGACTCAATTCATCTAAAATCCAATCCACCAGATCTCCAAAATATATAAAGGGTATTTGTATAAGGTTCTGTCGGTAGGCGGGGCTGGCCGATAGGAGGAACTGTTCAAAGAAGTGTCGATTTACCCTCTCCACTTCAGTTTCAGCATCGTCGCCGGGTTCGTCCGCATTCCGGGCGGCCTGATGGTCGGCTAGCCTGTTGATACCATCCATATTGATGTGATTAGCGGGAAAAGGTCTGCCCGAAATCGCCGGGTCGGAGTCGGGATTCAGCTGGTTGGTGATTCTTTTAATAGATTCTCGGGCCCGTTCGTCGACTCCCATATCTCTTAACAGCCCGGATTGCCACATGTCGGGGCCGATAGGCATGACGTAAACGCGGCCGCTATTATACAGGCCGGCCAGGAACTTCTTATATTTGGCAGCCCGATTTCGGGAGGAAAGAGACGCTTTCTTCTTAAGCAGCTCTTCTAGTTTGGGGCTTGAGTCGGCACCGCGATTGCTGAGGCGCTTCCGTTCTTGGGCGATCTTTGTCTTGATATCCTCAGTTTCCAGGGTATATACATCTTTCCCGATAAAAAGGTCCGCACTGGGGGCCCGGAGGATCCCAGAGAGGGCCGCTTGATAATCAATAGAGAGATCGACGGAGCCGTCTTCGTTGAAGGTTACGTTGTGGGACACAATCTGAAGATAGAGTGCCGTCTTGGCTTTCTTAATTGCTTCTCTTAGGGAGTTGGCTTGGATGCTATCTACACCCATGGCGGCGCAAGCCTTCTTAAAGCCTTCGGGTACCGACCAGCCTACCACCGCTTTAATTCTAAAATTTTCTCCTTTATACCGCTCATTGATGGCATCACAGGCGACTGATTCGCCCAGAGCCGACGAATCAATTTGCTCCCCTTCGCCACGGAAAGATGTACCGGACCCAATAATCAAATCCAAATAGCCGGCCTGATTGGGGATGCCCGCTTGGGCGCGGCCGTCCTTCCAATTAAGGGAGAACATATCCTGGAGAGTCTGAAAGTAAATATTTAAATTGGCGGAAATATTGTTTTCCACTTCGGCAGGCTGGACGCCATCAAGTTTCCACGAAAAGGATTTAATGCCAGCGCCCCTGAATCGACCCCATTTAAACTTGGTGATATTCTCAATATCACTCGGGTTGATGAAGTTGGGAAAGGGAATTCTAGTTTCTTTATAGGGTTTAAGCTTGTCCTCATCCTTGTAGTCCACGCGATAAAATTTCATAAAGGGGGTAAGAAGAGCATACACATCGGGGCAAATATTCAAAAATGCGGTGCCGGCGGCGTTGTCGCCCGCTTGCAAATAAGAAATTAAATTACCGGGGGTACCTTTCCCTCCATTAAGCATACTAAAGTGCTGGAATGCTTCTCCTCCTTTATTAGGATCGCGAGCTTCCTGAGCGCGGTCGGTTAAGAGGCGGATATTTTCAAATAAGAAACACTGGAGATCAACCGGTGCCAGATCTGAGGGGCTCTGTACATAACTGGGCGGTGGTGCAGCGCCTTCGCCATATTCGGATCCATCGGGTTCATCATTGGGATTGGTGTCGACTTCAACATCAGGATCATTCTGCATGAGCTTTTGCAACAGAGGCAGAAACGCTTGTTCAATCTTCTTCGGGTAGTTGCGGGCGATGCGATTTACAAATTCGTTGGTGTTGATAGCCCACTTCGCGCTCCAGGAAGCCGGTACGCCGCGGGCAGGGACATTATCGAGGCCGATACGGAAATACTTGCCCTCGGGGGAATGGTAGTAAGTACTAGTCGTCTTCGCGCCGAGAAGTCCGACATCAAATCGGCCGTAGGTATGATCTTCGGGAAGTTTTGTAAAGAGGGGTTCCGTTGTATAGGGTGCCTGGATGTCCTCTAGGGTCCCGACCTCTTGCCAGGTGTCGTCGAAGGCGCTCGGGGTATCAGAAGTTGCGCCGGGGGCAAAGAAATTCGGCGAACTGCTCGCAGCAATAGCGGCCGTTGACACCCAATACCAATATTTATAGTTATTGATCTTGCTGTATTGGACGGTTTCAAGAGGAATAAATTGGGGCCAATTTTTATTCCCGAACGGGCCCGGGGCCATTGTCATAAATTTGGGGCCCGGGTACTCAGATGCTCCGGCCTTTTTATTGGGGCCAAATTGTCCCACGAGGGCAATAGCGGAAATAAAAGTAGCAAAACTATCTGGTGTAATATAGGCGACGCCGTCATCCCAACCACGCTTGGTCGGGTCGGACTGAAATACTGAGTTAAATACTTCTTGGCGCGCCTCATCAGTGGCCACTGCCTTAAACACATACTCTGGTTCGCTATATATCTCTTTGAATTGATTAAGAACTCTTTTATTGAGAGCCTTAATCGAACTCGGCGCCGCTCCCCCTGCCGGGCCGGCGGCTTGCCACCATGCGCGCGCGTTGGCGCCGGGGTAGATGGTCCCCGGTGATTCCAGTATCTCAATCACCTCATCGAAGCGGTCAGCCGTAAAAACATATGGCTCGCCACCGTGCATAAGACCATGATCCAGAGAATTTAGTCTCTCCATGAACTCCGCTTTGTCGGCGTCGGAGTATCCAGGTCTTCCCACCTCCGACAATTGTGTCGTTACGTGAATCTCAACAAAAAGGTCGGCCCAGGAGTCCCACTTCTCTTTGGTCTCTTTTATCCAATCCGGGATTGGTGGCGGGGATGTTTCTTCAGTCATAACTTCCTAAAAGTAGGATAAAACCCTCTCCAGTGGCAGTGGAATATCGATGACATCCCCCAGACTAAGATGGGCTTCTGTGGGAGCCTTATTATAGAAGGCAATGACCCACCAATAAGTGGGTTCCCCATAATATTTGGCAGCCAGCTTATAGTAGCGGTCTCCCGTATGCCAGATGTGCTGAACGCTTGTTAGTTCTCTAATGTCATCAGCACTAGGATAATTGAAAATGGCTGTATTATACTGGGTAATGGCTTTAACGTCTCTCTCTTCGAAGAGCTTGGCGTACGCGTCCATATTGTTTCTTAGAAGCCGTCGTTTTAGATATCTATCGCTCATTTGTTGTTATCCTCTCCGCGGGCCTCAATCGCCCGTGGTCCGGTTTCGCGGATGGCCTCGTTCACCGGCTGCGACCCTGCGCGGGTGGTTCCTCTCCCAGCGCCTATTCTGGCGACCTTCTCGCGCCAAACGTGCATCAAGCACCTCACTTTGGCGCGCCGCTTCTTGTTCCTGCTGTCGACGTTGTTGTTCTTGAACTTTGGCAAGCCGTTCGGCTGACTCATTCTCAAGGGTCATGGACGCAGCGCTTCGTTGCGGGTTGGGGAGTGCATTAACATATTGACCCATCTCTGCGACGGTGCCTGGATCGAAACTCTTCGCGATCGCATGAGGGAAGTTCTTCGCCCCCTCTTCGCTAAAATCACCAAAAGAGTACTTTGATCCTCCGACCCCGTTGCTGGCAGCAGACCAGCCTACCTTGTGTGTGTGAAGAACAGTAAACTCTAGTTGAACAGAATGTTCCTTATAGAATAGATTGGGTGCTTCCGCCGTTGGGCCGGCGGTGATCATCGGGCCTGCTTGAACAATGGGGGCGTAGGAAAAGCCCTGTAAGAATCCCACGAGCCCTTCGTGGGTCTTCGCATTGGCCACCAGGCCACTATACTTCATCCGCAAAAGAGGGGCTGCAGTCAGCACTTGAAACTGGGGGTCTGCGTCGCTGGAATATACCGGATAAAGAAACTGAGCTAAACGATTCATATTGTACTGATTGACCGTGGCCTCGTTTTTATCCACTGCGACCACATCAAAAGCGAGACTAATCTTTCGTCCGGTTCGTTGAAATGTGTACATGTCGTCCATGCGACCATAGGCAGGGGTGCCGTTCCACTGGGATGTGAAATTGTCAGCAAAATTAGTTACCCATCCATCAAACTTAATCTTTGACTCTGTGGGAAGATGCTCGATTTCAATAGAAAAGTAAGGATTCTTGCGGGGATTAGCAATTTGTCCTTCAGCAAGGAAATCCAAGGCTCGTTGGTCACCTGCGCCGCCGGCGTCCTGGAGGGCCTGGAGCATAGCCTGGCTCGGGGGTGCTTTGTCGCGGATGTTCTGGGGAGATGCCCCAGCAGAGCCCAGATTCCGTGTAGACTCCCTGAGGCGATCGGTTTGTTCACCAGAGAAGCCGCTCACTTTCGTGTGGTTAGCGCGATTGAAGGAGGGCTGTTGGGGGCTTGCGGCTTGCCCTGGCAGTTTTCGTAGCGGGGGCAGCGAAAGGCCAGAGGGAAAGACATCATACTTATTAACCATCTGCTATATCTCCCTTCATCTTCTTACCCCTGATAAAACGGACTGATTGCCCGAGATCCCTGAGGTGAGTTTAGTGCTGTAATTATTTGGTCGTTCAATTCTTTCTCTCCAATCTTCACAACAATATTGATTGGCTGTTTCTGGTCGCCCCCCTGTGTGCCGGTGAGTGCTGCCACAACAGGGTCGGTGATTGCCTCCTTGAGGAGAGGGCCCATGATCTGCCGGAGGGCGCCCTGCATCATCATCCCGGCAGGTCCGCTAGCTGCCAGTCCGCCTAGGCCGCTGAAGGCTTTTGAAATGGGGCCGCCTGGTTTGGTGGCCATGATGGTGTCGTCGGAAGAAGGCTCAATGACTTCGCCACCACTGGTGACGATGACATCGTTGGTTTTGCGGGCTTTTGCTCGTTCTATATTGGTGCCGAAGCCAAAAAGCTTGCCGGCGAGGCCGAAGGACAGGTTATTGGCCAAATCTTTAAGTGATTCTACAAGAGCGTCGACGAACCCCCTTCCGTCCTTTACGTGCTTGAAAAAGGATATGAAGAAGCTTATGGCCATGCCGATCGGACCAAGGAACAATAGTACCTTTTGTGTCATATCAACTAAAATCTCGGTCCAGCTCATTCCCTGCTTGCGCATATTTATAATGTGGCCAATAACCAGTCCCAGGGCGACTCCAACGAGGAGATACGGGCCCCAGGCCACCTTTGATGCTATGCCGAACATCTTCACCGCAATGCTAGCCGACTTCTGAGTCGCAGTAAAAAGCTTGAGTGCAGCGCTGAACATTTTTAAGGACATCCCGCTGGCAGTCCAAAGGGATTTCGCGATCATCATTCCCTTAATTAACATGTATAATTTGGATGTAACCCCAATCAAAATTGTAGTAAAGAGAACAGCCTTAACGGTTCCCCTATCAAGCTCTTTAATCCATTTACTAAACTTCGAAATTCCCTCGGCAAAACTTGTAAACCACTCGCGGTTTTCAACGATTAAGGTGCGCATTGCATTTTTAAGCTCGTCAAAAACACTCTTGGTTTCGGCCGCCAGTTCAGCCAAGCGCTCTTGTTCCATGGCCTGCCTCTCTTCCTCGTCCGAGAGGGCGCCCATTGAGCGTCGCAACTGATCAACCGACATGCCGGCCGCATTCGCAAGCGCCTGTTGTTCCTGCTTGCTCATCATATCAATACTAACGCCGGCGGCCTCAATAGATTGTTTCATAAGTTCTAGACGCTCTGCCTCAGTAGCGTTGAGCATATCAATAGAGTTTAAATAGGGGCCACCCAAAATAGCATTCAAACGGCCGACTTTTTGGCCGGCGCCCTCAAAAGTATCAAAGGGGTCCCCCACGAGGCCCATCAGTTCGTCTACAGACATGCCAGTTGACTTAGATTGCTGTTCAAGCTTTTGGAACACGCCCATCATCTGTGTGCCGTAGAACGCCAGCTTAGGGGCGACGGAAGCAAAGTCTTCTGCCACCTCGGACATTGGTTTTCCAATTTGTTTAGCGGTTGATGCCAAGGTTCTGAGGGTCTCTTCGGCTTCCCCCGATGTCATGCGTAGCGATTTGGTGGCTTGGTCCATAATCTTGCTAGATGTTTCCGTGGAGACCCCCAACTCGTTCATTAGAGCGACGGTTGTGCCAATTCTTTTTGCTTCGGCCTCGTTAAGGTTTGTAAAATCCCTATAATTATTGAACAAGGATAGTGTAGCTTGCCCGGCTTCGTCGATTGTCACGCCCGCACCTGCCCCGGCGCGCTCAATGTCGTATAGCGTAGTGTTAAACTCATTTCCTGCTCCGGTGGCCTGCTGAAAAGCAGACGAAGCCTTGTCTTGGGCGAACGCCAAATTCACCGAACTGTTAATAATTTTTAAGGTGGCATTACGAAAAGCGCTAAGCGTCACAATGCTCAAAACAATGCTTTTGGTCATCCCTATTATTTCGCCCGTAGTCTTCGGAACGTATTTCGTATAAAGGCTATCGAATTCGCCACTCAAGCCGAAAAGGGCTGTGGTATAATTCCTTGAGATGCGCTCACCTTCAGCCATTTCTTGCTTAAGCTTTTCTTGAGCTTTGGTGTATTCCTCGGTCTCTTCCTTTAGTTTCTTGACCATCTTTCTGAGACGATCTTGTTGCTTTATCTGTTGCGGTGTCGCTTTGCCCTGTTCTTCAAGGGTATCAAGAATCTTGATCTGTGCCTCAAGCCACTCAGTACGCGCTGCATTGATCTTATCTAAAGAAGCTTTTTTACCGGTCTCCGCATCTTCTTCCTCTTTAACCATCCTGACCATTCTCTTGCGCTGTTCGGCTAATCTTTTAAGAGATTTGAGTTCTTCTTCTTGGCGTTCGAGTTTGAGTTCATGACTGATGCGTCGACGCTCCGCCAAGGCGAGCTCTTGATCTGGTGTTAACGCGTCGGTCATTTGATGCCTTTAGTTCCCTAGTTTTTGAACGGCCAGCGTAAGCCAGTTTCCGTTTCAAAGCGACTCACGGCTTTTTCAAGAGAGCGTTTCTCAATCATGGTTTTTGAATTATTGAGACCATTCTTCATATAGCTATCCATGTATCTTTTCTCTCCTTTTAGAGAATTAAAAAAAGCATCCACCTGATCTTGGGTGCCCCGTATTGAGAGGGGGATATCTATGCCGGCCTGATAAAGACCCTGTAGGAGTATATTAACTTTATTAGAAAATTGACTATAAACATACTCATTGAGCGAGTTGTCGGTTAAATCAATAATTATTGGCTCTTGAGAATTGTCCATTGAGATACACTCCTGATGTAAATAGTTATTTAAACAAAAAGGGGCACCTACTATGTGCGAGAGGTGTCGTTCGCGTCTTCCATAGCCTTGTTTTGTGCCTCAAATTCTTTAACGAGGCGCTCCACGAACCAGCGGCGCAACTGAATGGGTAGGTTATAGGCCTCTAGGAAAGACCAGCCGCCGTGATGTTTAAGGGCGAAGAGTTCTTCATACACCCCTTGCTGATATTCAGGACCCAGGCCAAAAAAACTCTGCCGTCATTGGCAGACCTACTCTTCCTTCGTAGCTGCAGGTTTCGCACTCATACTCAACCGTTAAATCTAGGTTGGGAACGATTCCATCATAAACAGTACGAATCTGTCGTGAGATGGTGGCCGGGACGACACTGATGAAGTGCTTAAGGGTCTCGTGGTCGTCATGACCATCAACCTCAACGATAATGGCGCCGAGTTGATCGGTAACATTAGCCTCGGGGCGCTTCATTTTCTTGCGTTTGTCACGCTGCTGCGTTACCCGCTTCTCGTCGCCGCCCTTTAAGAGCCGCACTGTAACTGTTAATTTGTATTTTTCAATAAAAATATCATAATAACCATCTTCGCGGAGAGTCACCTGGGGAGGGAGGGAGGGCTCTTTGGTTTCAATTTCATCTAGATCGATACGGTGTGCAGCAGACGCAAAGCAACTGGGACACGTAACTGTAGATTCATAAATTGGGCCAAAGCCTGTAATGCGTGTTGCAATTAGTACCGCATTCTTATCTCCCACCAACATGTCATCAGTTTTTATACGTTTATCCACCAAAACAGACTGCAAGAGTCTATCCAAAGCGAGTCCTTTCTTTAGCAGCGACTCAGAAGATAGAATATCTTCCTCTTTGGCCGTCATATGTCGGATTTCAACTGTACTTGTGTTGTGGAGGGGGTGACCCTCTTCATAGGGTTCGCCTCTACTGGGCAAATCCACAAATTCCGTGGGCGTTACAAAGGAAAATAAACTATCTGTTTCTTCTTGCAGTGCTGCGGGAATTGGGGGATTGCTGTCGAAGGGCGCGTCAGGAGAACCAGTTCTCCCGGAGTTATTTCTTCTAGCCATTCATTACCTGCTTTCTTTTCTTTTACGAAATAGCGCGGACGAGTTCAAGTCCTTCGCCAATCTCATACTCAGCCCAATCATACCGGAAAGTCACCTCTAAATTAAGTAATTCATCACCAGCATAGTCAAGATCACCAAATTTGGCTTCCGTAATAAAGGGATTTTTAAGTGTCCAGATGGAGACCACCTGACCTTCGCCAGTCAGTTCCTCAATGCTAACGGAACCCAGAGCACCGAGTGCCATTCGCTTGTTGACTGTGGAAATACCAGAACTAATTGCGCCGGCCTCGGTCACTTTCGACGCCTGAAGGTTTGGCTTCAGATAGCCAGAGTTGACAAGAGCCTCATACAAGAGCGCGTTGCCATCAGGGTCGATGGAGTTAACAATAGTGGCAGAGACCGTATTCCACGTAACGGTTCCAGGATAATAGTATGTGTTTCCCAGGAACTGGTGAGGAGTCTCGGAGATACTATACGAAGGCTTAGTTACTGACTTGCAAAGATACTCAGCGTAAGCACCCCCTTCAGTACTTTGAAGCTGTGGCAGCCTCAAAATAAATCTATGTTGCCTTTTAGGTTCTGATGCTGCTGATGTCCAAAATGCCATTTGTATAGTGCTCCTGTTTAATTTAAATAGTAGGGGGATAAAGTATCCCCCGTACTTTTATTATTAATCCTCGAACGATGCTCCCGTTCTTGTAATGTTGAAATCAATCGCGATAAATTCAATGGCGCGAGTGGGCTTCAAGTAGATCCGGGCGTACAGAATATTTCTGTCGATCAGGTCTGGTGTTGTGGTTGTCCCGTCGAGGACCAACCTAAAGTCGGAAAGACCAAAGTTTGTCCTGACATCCTCAAGGAAGGGAACGGCGACGGACTTGAATCGAGCCCAAGTTGTCGGAACGTTCGGATCAAAGAGAATCGTGGTTGCCAGCTGCGAGATGCGCTTCTTAACGAAGATCATCAGGCGGCGCACGTTAATGCGATCCAGTGCCGAAGGCGTAACCTGCAAGGTCTTCTGACCAAAGATTACAATTCCTTCTGCGGGGAACTTGGCAATGGGGTTAATGTTTGCCGAGTAGAGGTCATCCCGATCCTTGCGACGCAACTGGTGAGCCACATCGGTGACGGGAATGCCAGCCGAACCCTCTGTGAGTCCACCGCGATTGAAGCCGGCCGGTGCAAACCAAACCTGCGTCTTACGCTGGGAACTTGAGAAAGTACCCAGGGCTGCGATAGAGGGAGGTAACCACACGAAGGCCCCATTAATGGAGTCTCGTCCACGGACCCAAGGATAGAAAGTACAACCGTACGAACTATTAAGGCCGCGTGAGCGGAGGCCTGAAATGACCTGCCGCAAGTTAGAGGCAGTATTCTTGCGCATAGCCTCAGTGCCTTCCTGACGCGGGACATAACCGGCGTCGGGGAGGTCGATGACGGCCAACGCGTCGCCTCGATCTTCACACACATTGATAAGGTTTGTAGTCAAACCTGTCACCGTGAGTCCAGGGACGGCTGCGAGATTCATCTCAACCACCTCAGGATCGGAAATAGCGTCAATCGTTCGACGAATCGAGTTGAATACATAACTGTTCTGGTCCGACGGCGATGAGGTTGGAATGTTTCGGTTAGCAAACGCATCCATCTCTGCGACATCGACCCCATCAAATCCGCCATAAAGGGGGACCGTAAAGCGGTCGAAGCCTTGGTCAAGAACACCAGTAAGATATCCGTTTGCGGCTGTCCAAGATGTCCCATCAGCGAAGGAGCCGCTCTGCCACGAAGTAGTGGCCGCAGCGGAACCCGACAGATCGTCCAAACTGAAGGCCATCGAGGCCTCAAGGCCGGAAGATGTACTGCTTCCCTGAAAGAGAGAGAACATATTGCCAACGGCGCCGCCGCGCGGGCGGAGGGTATCAATGGTCGACGGGGCGAAGACGCTTCCGCCGGCTGTCTTGGTGGTCTGAAGTCCGAAGTAGGCGTCTGTAACGTTGCTCAGGTTGCCATCCGACGCGTTCACGCGAAATTCGGGTGCCGGGTAAAGCAATGTGCCGTTGACCGCATTAATCGGGATACCGTTGGAGGCACTCATAACCAGAATGTCGCCCGGACCACGAGCAATTTGTGTGCTAGAAACATCAGGCAACGATCCTGTCACCCAATTGCCTGCTACGGCGCCTTGGAGATTTGTCTCATCGGTATATTTGACGATTCCTCGCCAACCGAAAGGAAGGAAACTTGCGTTTGCAATACCAGCGTCAATGTCGGAAGAAACCTGCACGCGCACAAAGTCAGAATTGTTGGGCCAATCGCCCTTCTGAATGTAGCGGCGCTCGTCTTCGTCCCAATTGCGGAACCGATCACCAATCTTACGAGAAATGTAGTTTAACGAATTAGGGTTAAGATCGCAATTGTCGAACTGCTCCACAACACGAACCACATTATCAGAATCACTGAGGTGTCGAACCACGACAGAGAATGTACCGTAATCAGTGGCATCATTAGTCGAAACCTTGATATTAGAAATGGAAACTTTCAGGTTTTTGTTGGTCCAGTCTCCCTGTTGGTCCAGGGCGTGGAACTTAAAGAGATTAGAAATGCCAGATCCCAGCTCACCGCTCGTAACCCAAGGAGTTTGGGCATTTTGGACGCCGTCCTGGTAAACGCTGGCCGAAGCAACAGTCGAAGTACTCTTGTAGAGTTTCAAAATGGTTGCCATCGTTCGGGTCTGGTCGCTAGTGGCGTTAATATTGGAACTAACGTGGCGATCGAAGGTCTCCCCGAGGAAGTAATTTAATTCATCTTCCACAATCCCACTATTTGACTGTTGGGGGTTAGTATTCAGGACCTTCCGCAGATACCGAGGGCTATTCTCATCAAGGTTAAAGGTAGTTGTGAGAGAATCCGTACCCTTATAGTTCTGGATTATAAGCCTGAACTGGTTACGGGTTCCATCGTCGGCTACAACATAGTTGGTGCCGGTAACATTCAATGAAGAAACAGCAATTCCGTTGGCTGCGGCGCCGCCGCCGAAGCGGCCACTAATTGTGGCAGAACCCGAGCCGAGGAGATCAACCACCGTAAAGGGGCTAAAAATATCTTCAGCAACGGTTGCGGACCCGGCGCCCGAGTTACCACTCACGGCGATATCAGGCGACGCGCCGCCAGTGGCGGCTTGGATCTGAATAACATTATCGCCCAAAGACGATGCCACAAAATCAGCCGAAGCAGATGCGTTAATAACAGCAATCAGGTTAGCGGCCATGCCGGCCGAACTCGAGGCTACCGCATATGCTCCCGCACCAGTTAAATCGAAGGAACCAGTAAAGGCAGTAAAGGTATACGTATTGCTCTCGTCATAGTCCGTTAGCGTGAGGATTGAGCCTGCGGCATCGCCAGTACTGGCCGACAACACAGCAAACGAAGCTGTTGCGGCGGTCGCTGCACCATTTGTCATTAATGATCCCGAGATAACCGGGCGAGCGGCGCCGTTGGTATAGATGATACCCGCGAGGGCGCCTGTGACCTCTTGGCCGGACGATCCCGACTCGGCAATAAAAATACCCCAAGCGTCGTCAGTCTTCCAACCGGCTTGGCCGCCTGCACTCAGGGTACCAGCGGTTGTTTCTGTGCCAAGAAGACGAATATAGGTTAAAGGAGAGCTGTTACGCAAGTAAGCCTGCGCAGCATACATACCATAGGTGGGGGCAGATTTATTGTTGCCCGCGCGCCATACGTCATCACCGGGTTCGCCCGGGCTCGGAGTACCAAACTTTTGAACGAACTCGGAAAACGAATTAACGGTAACAGGGCGCAATGCAGGGCCCTTTTCTGCTCGGCCAATCACAACTGGTCCGATTCCAACAGGTGATGCTGGAAGGTGGGAGTTGTCAATCTCGTTGACGAACACTCCCGGCGATACAAATCTGAAATTTTTCACTGACATTCGTTTGGTTCTCCCTAGATTACAGAATCTTCTAAGTAAATAGTATTATTCACTCTCAATCGTACTATTCTCTATAAAATCCATCCTTAATATTCTCGGGTATTTCCCCAAAGATGGTTTTCTCTCGCCCCAGTTTAACTTCCACGGCGTTTTCGCGGATAGCAATGGTGGGTGATTCTTGGTTCTCGCCCTCTCCGACCAGATACCCCAGCACCTCAATAGAGATAGTGGTCTCATAGTTCCGCTGCTCCATTCCGAGGGCGGCCTGATTGGACTCGTTCGTAAAGCCGCCGTCGATAAACACCTCATAGTAGTGACCATCCTGAGTGATGCGGCGCGGAGTGCGCGAATTGCCGGGGACGGTGATAAAGGGCCGCACCAGCTCATTCAAGTGCTGCTGGTACTCGGTCCGTAAGATAACCTCATAGTTTACCTTTACCCATGTAGGGATGGGAATGGTCATTGTCTCGTACACCACCCGCTGGGTCGACATGTTGCGCTTGTTTGTATTAAGGTTTTTCGAATCTACATCTTTATTGGCGCCATACTTGCGCTTGGAGTACGCATTTTGAAATTCTGCTGTTTTTTTAGGATTGATTCGGCGAGCTATTTGAATAGTTCCGCCCTGTGCACCGGGTTGGGGGTATAAGTTCGCAAATATGGTGCCCTTAAAGTTGGGATCCTTTGTAACATCAGCGCGATTTACAGCAATTAGAGGCAAAATTAAGGTCTGCTCGGTGTCCCGAAGTTCTTTGTTATGTTTAGTCTGATATGCTCGCTCCGAAGTAACCCACAACACAGGAACCTTTTCAAAACCATCATTCGTTGTGATGGATAAGTTCAATTCCTCGTTAATAAAGTTCATCATGGCGCCATCAATGGTTTCTAGGGACGAAGGAGCAAACTGAACTTCATGAAGTTTGTCCTCAACGCCTTTATCGCCAATATAATCGTATTCGTGCCCCTTGGTGTTCTGGATTTGTAATTGTGTTCGCCTATCCTTGCGTGCCATTGTCTATCCCCTATCCAACGTAGATGCCGGTGGGGATGTTTTCCATCACTTTCTTGGTAGAATCTTGCAAAGTGGCATCCTTGGCAGCCATTTCAGTATAAGTTAACTCATCTAGAATCGTCTTAAGTTCATCGCGGAGCATATCTTGCTCGGCCTTTGCCTGACCCAGGAGTTCGGCAGCATTTAGAGTTACACTCTCGCCCGGGATTGGCACTGTTGCAAACTTGCCGCGCACTTGTCCCAAAATCTCTTTGGTGAGTGCCAAAGCAAACCGCCGGATCCACTGCTTACCAATCGAGTTAATCTTTGCATAAGGAATGTTAGCAAATGGTAGAGTATTCATATTATTAATACCCTCAATACCAGACTTGGGCTGCCCTGTACCCTCTTCCCAGGGTGCATATTGGTTTTCAATTGTAAATTCTACCCAATATTTCTCTGGGGATGTTCCCTGAGGTCGAGGATAGATACGCAACATATTATTCTTAATTTCATATGAATAATGAGAAATACGCGTCCAGAGAGCATCCTCGTAGGCCATGGCTTGAAGCTTGTTTTGCCAGACTGGGACTATTTCAAACGTTGAGTCGTCTGCATACTGGCCGTAGGTGCGCATATTGCCCACGACGGAAAATCCACCATAATATCCATAGAAGCGCCACATCGCTCGTGGGGTTTTAAAGAATACTTTACGAATCTGCACCCGTTTATCGCCGATCTGGCCAAAAAAGGAGGCGTCGGTATTGGTGGCAGAGGATGCCGAAAGAAGGGCCTGCAAATCATAATCCTGCTGGCCTGATACTTTATCAATGGAGCCAGAGTAGATAGGGAGAGTTCCTCCTAATCCCACTTCAGTAATTGATCTCTCGGATACGCGGCGTGAGAAGCCATAATCAAAGCGAGGATAACGTAGTTCGACATCTGACCCAGAGAGTGCATGACCTGACTCAATTTGGCCGTCTTGGTCAAAAGAGGCGGTGGCAGCCCCTAGCAGATCAGATAAAGAATTCTTGCTTTGGTGTAAATTAACCAAATAAGAATATTCTAAAACCGCTTCTTCATAGGCGGCATAAACATTTCCTTCTGCCAGTTCAATATCTAGGACGTCGCCCCCCAGTTTTTTATATGTATAGGCCACCTGGTCGGCCGCCCCTGAAACAAATGCTCCAGAACCAGCATAAACACCAAAAGGCAGTGTTGCGCCCACATTTGCTGTGGATCCGGTGACCGGTAGGACATTTGAATTAGATGTAGAGGCAGGTTGTAGATTAGGGATCGCCATGAAAGTTCCTCGTGTGCTCTGTTACTAAATAGAAAGCCCCGCCTCAAAAGAGACGGGGCTTTAACTATTTTGACCTTACGTCAGGTATGCTAGTCTTCAAGACCGCGGACAATAACAAGTCCATACATATCCGGACGAACCATCTTCTTGGCATATCGAGTCATCACGCCCTTGCGAGGCACGAAGTCTTCAACGCCGAAGATCGTCGGGGTGGTCTGCAGCGGCACATAAGGTGCGTACACATAACCACTCTCAAGGAAGCTACTTCCGCGTCGACCCACAAGGATCAAGTTACGCGGGAAGTAAGGATCGACAATAATGTCGAACTTCTTCGAAAGGGAACCAACCTTAACAGCACCCGCATCTCCGCGGTCGCTATCAGCAGTCACATTGGCACGGAAGCCGGCAGTGAACTCAAGGATGTTGGCAACCTCTGGTCCAACGACGCAGAAGTTAGCAGCACCACGCAGAGTCTTGCGGTGGATCTGTGCAGAGACATCATTGATGGTCTCAATGAGGGTCTCATACCATTCGCTCACGTTACCCGTGAAGTCCTGTGTAACCGTGGAAACAGCACCTGTCTCTCGGTTGAGGAACTGACCCGGGTGGCGAGACCAGTAACGAATACCAGCCTTTGAGCCGCGGACGAGGTCCTCAAGGATCTCACGATCAATCTCAAGAGCGATCTGCTCAGACAGAATCTGAGTAAGCTCGACTTCAGCGTCAAGGTTGTGGTAGGCGTTAAGATCCTGTCCTAACTCCGGGGTCCACTTGGCCTTGAGCTTCTTGGTGACTGCCGTAACGGACACACTGTCGACTCGGATGTCGATCTCAGGAATGTTCGCATTACCTTCCAATCCCCAAGTATCAGCACCAACGACGGAACCAAGCGGTCCGCCGTCAATAAAGTTGTCGTTGATCGGCACGTTAATGGCGACCGCGTCATCCAGAAGAGTGCCTAGGGCGATCGGAGTAAGGGCTCCACTAGCAACAACGGTCAGAAGAACCAGGTCGCTGTCGTTCTTATCTATGCGAGTCAAACGACGAACAAGCTGTCCGTCAAGGCCTACATCCAGCGGGAACTCGCAAGCCACGAGGTCCTCTTTGTTAAAGCCAGTACCATTGGCCAGGGACAGGGACGCCATAGTAACAGTAGCCTGCGCGAACGCAGAGCCGGAAACCAGGTCCGGATCGTATTGGAGAACACCATCGCCACCGTACACCCCTGCTCCGATAGCAATGCCATCGGTGCCAGTTCCCCAGTCGGGAAGACTTCCTGCAGTAATACTACCAGAAGCGCGCATGGTTGTCGCGATGACCGCGGAACCCGTCGGAGACGAGTAACCGTTGTTCAACGCATAAGGACCAGCCTCAGCGTTGAGTCCCGTCAAGAGGACACCACCGGTGATCTGGGCGCCTACGCGTCCGCCACCGAAGAGAGAAGCCTCTCGGCCCTGAGCGGTTCCGTCAATCTGACCATAGCCCAAGCGCGGGAGTCCTGGGCCACTATCCGAAGTGGTGAAATCCAGGAAGAAGATGAGGCCCGAGGGCAAACTCATCGGCTGAACGCTAACGAGATCGTTGGCGATCAGGGAGCCGAATACACGGCGAACGAGGGGGAATGCGACAGCCGCAAAGCCCTCAACGTCTCCACCCGCCATGGATGAAGACTCTCGAAGTAACTCTTTTGCTTGGTTCTCAAGCAATCGGGCCATTCCGTTCCGAGCGGTGTCGTCGCCGATACCCTCAAGCAGTCCGGTCTGTTCCCATTTTCCAATGAGGGCAGCACCTTCGGCTGAGAGATCGCGGTTAACGATACCTTCGGTTAATTTCTGTACAATAGACATTTTATAACCTCCTATAATTTGTTGTTGAATGTCATTTATTCAAACCTGCTAAACGCAGCATGCGACCCATCTTAGGATCGCGTGTTGCCTCGTTGTTTTTCTTAGAGTTGATCAAAAGCGATGTAGGTCTCTGAACCGCTTCACGAAGTGTTTGTGGTCTCGAACTATTATTAGAGTTCGGGATCCCCACTGCGTTTTGAATTGTTTCAAAAATCATATTCGCTTCTTCAACAGAATTGGCAAGTTGAACAGCTTCGACAATTTTATTCTTTTGTCGCTCATTCAAGGAGGCGCTGCTTAGTGCCTTGTTTTGATAAACAAGCTTGGCGTTTTCCAAGTTCAACTTAGTAAGCTGAGTCTTGGCTTCAAATAGAAGAGCACGTAGCTCTTCCGTTGATTCTTTAAGTTCAGAGTATTTGGTTTCAAATAACTCATCATCGGAAACTACATCTGGGGCGGTTCGAGTTTCTTCGTCCTCGTCTTCCACGCCCTCCGGGTGTGCTTCCAATGCTGCGAGCATGGCATCATCGTTAGCCTGCTCAATACTGTTGTAGGTAGATCCTTCAGCCGACCATCCTTGAGGTCGGGGGACCATGTCCACAACTAATTCTTCGATAAGATCAGATAACACCTCTTCGCTGAGAGCAATGTCTTCATCTTCTTCTAAGTCGACGCGCGCGGAAGATCCAGCTAGTTCAGCATCGTCCTCACTCGCGGAGGCCGACATGATCTCTTCCTCGTCTTCTGTCTCGCTTTCTTCCGCTAAAGTGTCGGCGAGGCCCAAAGCATCATTAAGTTCAGGAGCCGCCGGTTCTGCGCCTGCAGCCTCCTCTTCCTCGATGCGTGCCTTGAGTTGACTGAAGTCTATTTCCACCAACTCGTCGTCAGCGGGGGCATCAATTTCTTCGTTCTGAAAGGCAAAGGGTACGTCTTCCATAAAGGTGGCATCCGCCTCGGGGGCTTCTTCCTCCTCAAGACCTAGGCCCAACTCATCCTGCTCTAGTAAAGACGAAAGGGCTCCGCGAACTTCGCCGGCGTACTTCTCTAGCACGGCTGTTTCCGCGTTTTTAAGTGCGGCTTCCTTGAGGGCTTTAGCGTCTACAATCGCTTCTTCTAATAGTGAAGACATAGAATTACTCCAAATCTGATGACTTATCAAAAATAAATAGTTCGTAAGATGGGGAAAT